GGGGCGCCCGCCGGGGCCACGTGGACCCACGTCGGGCGATCGCCCTCCGCACTCGACGTCAGCAGCAGCGGCGCAGACGCGACCTGACTGCGGCCCCCCACCGTCCACTCGACGCGGACGGCGAGACCGATACCAGGACTCGTGCGCACCAGGGCCGACACCGCCAGCGCCTGCCCCGCCGAGATAGGAACCACGCCAGGAGTGGCGACCTGGCCCTGCAGCTGAGCGGGCACGTCGACAGCCATGTAAGTTGGCGACTGCCGCTCGTGCCCGCCCCATGCAGCGGGATCAGATGCGATCCGCAGCGATGACGGCGCGTACTTTGCCCACCCATTCGTGCCGTAGGCAAAAGAGGGGTTCGGGCAAAGATTCGTGCGCGCCATTATCGGCTCCTTCCTGCGAGCTGCTTCCTGCGAGCGAGAACGCCCGCGCTAATCCCCTCGACGTGCGCCCTAAACTGGACGCCGTCATCGAGGACCAGATTCACCTGCGCCCCATCAAGCGAGACACCCGCACCCGCGCCACTAGCCGCGAGCGCACTGACGTCGGCCCACTGGCGAGCCGTTAGGATCGCTTCGCGCTGGCCGGTCTGATTCACTGCGGCGGTGACTCCGTCCGGGAGCCAGCCGCCCCTATCGTATTTGCGCGCGCCGCCGTAACGTCCGACCGAGGGAGACCCCCAGATCGCGGTCTTGCGAGCGCTTAAGCCCGGGCGCGGTTCCTCGATCATCTGACCGTTGCCCGCGTAGACCGCCACGTGCCAGGCAGGAGACCCCCAGTAGAGGAGGTCGCCGGGTGTTGCCGACCCCCAGGGGACGGGTGTCGAGCCGGACTGGTATCCAGCTGCCGTGAGTCGCGGCCAGCCAAGGCCGAGCTGCTGCGCAGCCCAGTAAACGAGGCCGGAGCAGTCGAGGCCGGGCGGGATCGCCGAGCCACCCCACACGTAAGGCACTCCCATAAGGACTGCCTTCATTGCTGCGCCGACGAGGCCCGCGCCGCCCGAGAGGCCGGATTCGTTTACCTTCGAGGTGAACAGGGACTTGAGGCCGTCGAATAGCATCGGCGGGATGCCGTATGCTACGGACTCCCAGAAGCTGCCGTCCTTCGGGGACAGCAGATCGCGCGCCGGCTTGACGACCAGGTTCGCGATTGCGGTGGCAGGGTCGGTGACGATCTCAGCGACCGCCTCCGTCGTGTCCTTGACCCAGTCCAGGGCGCCGGAGAAGCCGCCCTTGACGGCGTTCCAGATGCCACCGTCTGCGAAGGCTACTTCGCCGCGGCGGCGTCCGGTCTCGCCGACGGTCGCGAGGCCGGAGCCGCGCGAGGCGTTGACACGGTCGAGCCAGGGCTTCCCGCCTAGGGCGCGCAGGGCGTCGGGGCGGATGATGCCCTCGCCGCCGGACAGGCGCAGTGCGCCGCCCCCGTCCGGGCTGTAGAAGTGATAGATGTCCTTGCCCGGAGAATATCCGGGCGTCATGGTGGAGAAAACGCCGCCGGTCGCGTAGGCCGGAATGGCCTTCACGTCGGGGAGACGGACGGAGAGGCCGACCTTCGCAGCGATCGTATCGAACGCGGCCTTAATGCCGTCCCGATAAACCGTCGTAATCACGAAGTTAATCGGGCGGGCTGCGGCGCCCTTGATCTTCTCGAACACACTCTCGACCGACTGGCGGAAAGACTCGAACGATTCCTTCATGCCGCCGATCGCGTTCTTAATCGCCGGAAAGACGACGTCGATCAGGACGGAGGACGCGACCTGCACCGCCGACGAAATCTGATCCCACACCGGCTTAATCACCGACTCATACAGCCAAGTGAAAGTCGGGCCGAGCGTCGAGGAGATCGCGCTGCCAATCGCCGAGAATATCGGGGACAGGATGCCCCAGACCGTCTGAATCGCCGAGCTGATCCCATTCCAGGCCGTCACGACGGTTGTCCACAGCCCCTCGAAGGCTAGGCCGACGGTACCCGAGATCACCGTCACGAACAGGTCAAACAGCGGATACAAGACGTTGTCCCACACAGCGAGGATGAACGTCGACACGTTCGTCCAGACCGGCTCAACGACGTCCTGCCAGAAGGACCACAGCGCGGGCATGAGTGTGTCGCGGAAGAAGCCCGCGAGCGCCTGCATAGCCGGGTAGATGACTGCCCATGCTGACTGGACTGCCGAGGCGAAGCCCTCCCACAGCGGCTTGACCACGTTCTCCCAGAGGGTTTTCAGGACAGGCCACAGCACGCGGGAGATCAGCGTCCAGATGCCCATGAGCGCCGGGCGGATGACGGCGGTCCAGGCGAGCGCTAGGCCCGAGCCGATCCCCTCAAACAAGGGCTGCAGTACGGTCGACCAGAAGTTCTGGAGGCCCGGCCACAGCGTGCCACTAATCCAGTCCCACGCTGCCTCAAGGGACGGCTTGATCTGGTCCGTCCACGCCGTGTAGGAGATCTCGCCGACGGCGAGGAGCGCGTCCCGCAGCGTGAAGAAGAAGTCAACGAGCGCCGAGTCCTCCTCAAGGCCGAAAAGGTTCCCGTCGTAATCGCCTGTGGTGAGGATGCCCCACGCCGACTCAATCGACGGTACGAGCGTGTTCTTCGTGTAGTCGACGAAGGCGTCGACAATGGGCGTGACGTTATTCGTCCAGAACTCCGCGATCCCAGCACCCAACGAGTTGATCGCGTTCGCCACGTCCTCGTTGGTGTTATACAGGTAGATCAGACCGGCGATGAGCGCTCCGATAGCCACGACCGCAAGACCGATGGGGTTCGCAGCCATTGCCGCGTTGAGCCCCTCCTGCACGAGCGTGGTGTTCTTGATCCACTCGATCACAGTCGTGAGCACTGAGAAACCCCAGTACGCAGCGACCGCGATCCCGATCCCCTCACCCAGGGCGACCAGCAGATCCTTATGCTCGGAGATCCAGTCGAAAGCGTTCGAGAACATGTCGGACAGCCAGCCCATGAAGTCCGTAATCGTCGGCTTCATGTAGTCGATGAGATCCTTAAAGCCGCCCATGAGGGTTGCCTGCAGGTTGCCGGCCGCGTTCTCGATACGGCTCGTATCGCGAGCCGCGTTCGCTGCGACCTCATCGAAGCCGAGGCTCAGCAATGCCTCGTTAAATTCCTGCGCCGAGATCTGCCCCTGGGCCATTGCATCGCGGAAATTGCCTGTATAGGCGCCCGCGTCCAGGAGGGCCTTCTGAATCTTCCCGGACGCGCCGGGAATGGCGTTTGCGATCTGATTCCAGTCCTGCGTCGCCAACTTCCCGGCCCCGTTGACCTGCACGAGCGCGAGGCCAACCTGCTTGTATGTCTCGGCAGAGCCGCCAGCGACCGCGTTGAGGTTGCCCGCCGCTTCCGCGAGCTTGTCGAAGCCCTCAACGTTATTCGCTGCGAGCTGCGACGTGATGCCCTGAATATCCGAGAGATCGTAGACGGTCTCGTCCGCATAGCGCTGAGCTGCGGCTCCCAGCTCCTCGATCCGATCAGGATCAATCCCCGCGAATTTCAGCGTGTCCGCGAATTTCTGGGTAGCGTCGGACGCGGCGATAGCCTCGGAGACGAAACCGCCGATACCGACGGCTGCAGCCATTGCTGCCAGAGGCGCGATCGCGCTCTGCGCGAAGCCAGCCATAGATGAGAAGCCCGAGCCCGCCTCGCGCGTGCCCCTCGCAGCCTTCTCCGCTGCCTGAGCAGCCTCGTCGAGGTCACGCGTTGCCGACTCGATAGGCCCGCGACTGCGTCCCGCCTCGGCGCCCATCGTCGTAAAGCTCCGGCCCGCACCCTCTGCGGCCTTCTGCATGCCCCCTGTCGAGGCCTGCATGCTCTTCGCCATTTTGTCGACGCTGTTTTTCGCCTCAGTCGCGGCAGCATCGATAGGCTGACTGATGCTCTTTGCAACCTGTGCGCCGCTGGAGCCGACGCCAGAGCGTATGCTGTTCGCGAGATCCTTACCGGCGTTCTGCCCGATGTTCGGGATCTGCGCTTTGGCGTCGGCCTCAACGGTCTTGAAAAACCCCTTCATGGAGGGCACGACGTCAACGTAGAGCGTGCCAGCCTTGTAAACGCCCGCCATGTTGGGCTTCCTCTCTGCAGTTATTCTTCTTCGTCCTCCCAGTTCGGGAGGAGTGCCTTCATCGCTTCATCTCGGAAGTCGTGAAGGTGGTCGGTGCGCGCGTCCTCGAGTGCCAGCTCAACCGCCGAGACCGGACGCGGATACGGTTCCTTATGGCCGAGGGCGCCAGCCACAAGATCGAAGATGTCCTGTAGGACGCGCACGACTGGCGTCTGCTCACGCATCCGCGCCTCGGTGTCGTCGGCTGTCGCTTCGGTCTCGGCGACGGTGCGCGCGGTCTCCTCGAAACGCTCGGGGTCGTTGAGAATCGCGACGGTCGTTCTGCTCGTCGACGGGAGTCCATCGATGAGCATGAGCAGGAAGCGCCAGCGGCGGGCACGGAACAGGGCTGGGACATCCC